GGACACCTTTCTGATTTGCCTCCGTGTTGGAAACGGGGTCGTAGTACTTCATATCTCTAGTATTGGTTTCCTTTTCAATAGGAGTAATAGGGGTAGGCATATTACCACGCCCCTTGACGTACTTTCTACGGAAGGTTACCCGATACCAAGCGTGGTGGCAGTATACTCCTCCTTTGAAACGCCAAATAGAATAGGTAGAACGTCCCTTTGGTGAGAACGCACTATTAACCCCCTCATCTTGCATCTTGTCAATATCCTCCCTGCGATATACCACATTGCGATTTCTCGCGGCAACCATCTGTTTGCAGAAGTGACGGCTATTAGATTTTAAGGAGTTCGGACCATACCGATACCGAATCTTGTAGATACCTTTATCGTCCGCACTTTTAGCATCGGGGTCAGAATACTCACTAAGCAATTTTGTGGTCGGTTCTTCAAAGTCGGGGTCAACCATTACTTCTTCAACTAACTCCCACTCATCTAGGTTAATGACCTCGCCTTTTTCTTCAAGGAAAGAAATCCAATATGACTCATCCTCCTCGGACATATCTATATGCTGAGATAACTGAGTTGAGTTCTTTTGGCTATCTATTTCTTCAAGTTTGCGGATTGCCCAATTAATACCTGCCGTACCGCCCCAAGCATCCCACATTAAACCACCACAACCTTCTGAGTATGGTACGTCTTTGTTTTGCTCGTGACGCTTAAAAGATGCCATTCTTGCAATGGTGTCTCTACTAATAGGTTCGCGCTTGGCTAACTGATTTGCCCGTGCTTTGCCTACGCCCGTTCCACAATCTCCCCATCCGTGTTCTTCAGCCCAAGCAAGTGCCTTTTTAGCATTGCTAGTTGCCCCTTCGGGATAGTCAGTATAGGAATCAGCCATCTTAACCTCAGAAAGCCCAACTGAGAAGCCATACTCCTTTTCTTGTGTTGCTTTGTCAACCTGCTTACCACTAAGGTCAGTAAACTCCAAAGGTTGTAGGGTCTTAAAGTAAAGGTCTACGGGTGTTTGGTTAGCAATCAATACCTTCTTGACTGCGCGGATAATCAAGTTTTGGAATGGTCGGATAACTGTGTTGTCAAATAAGATAGACGCACTCTGAATCTCCTCAGCATTATTACCAAAACCAGTGTTGTCCTTAATACCAAGAAGCATAGGCGAAGTAATGCGGTGCGATAGCATTACCTTCTGCATACACTCGGTACTCAAGAATTGGTATTGGTTGTGGGCATCACTTAACTGAACGGGGGTAATGTCTGCCTTAGCGTTCGGGTCATCATTCCAAGAAATAATGAATCGTCCTGCATTGCTACTCCCACTAAATTTAGCCGAGATAGCATTTTCAATCATTTGCTTACTATCCTCGGGTGGCTCACCATTGTTGAAATTAATGAGCATAGAGGGTGCCATTCCGTTCTTGATATTGTTAAGGTGGAAGTTGCTAATCTCAGCCTCTAATTCTGACCATTGAGTACCCCCTTGGTAATCTACGGGAGCATAGTAATAAGAACCCGTACTATATGCCTTAATGACTAGGATGCACTCATTGGCGTTCTCGTCAAAACCAAACGCGGCAAACTCCTTAGGTTGCTCATTGCGCTTAAGTTTAGCCCAATCTGCGCAGTAATAGTACCCTTCAATTTCCCCTTCCTCGTTTGCTTTCTTGCACCGAAGGGTCTGAATTGGGAAATGGTATGCCTTAGCGTAGCGTTTCTTGTTCTTGCTTTTTACCAACTGAAAGGCGGCTTGTCCGAGCATTTTAAGGTCAAGGACAACCTTCTGTACTTCCTCCTCATCAAAAAGCATCTTAAATTCTAGATACCCTTTGAGGTGTCGGTCTGCGCGGACAACTTCTAACCCGTTGCCATATATCAAATCCGCAGTACCACGGATACAAGCATTGTTAGTTGGCGAGGTATGGTAAAGGTCAATTAAGTATTGGTAATAGTTGTTGTCTATTCCATACTTGACCCAATCCTTGGTTTTGTCCTCTATAATCTGAGGCGAGGTATAGTCGCTTAAAGAAACGAAAGATAGGTTCTTCATAAAGTAATCCAATTTGTGCTTTGACTAGCAGTAGTCGTCCACGACTTCCACTCGTGGAACATATCGTAGTTAGAAGTAATCCAATACCCCATACTGACAAAGACAATCTGAGTAGGGTAGGTTAAGGTAACTAATAACTCGTCACCATTGGTAGCAACATTTGAAATGCTAGTCATATCGGGCAAAGCAACACTAACCTTACTGCCTACGTTAGTAGGTGTCTCAAGGGAGGTTGCCGTAGTTTTGGTTTCTTTATGCTGAATAGATACGTAGACGTCTGTCCCAGCAGGTATAACCACAAAGGGAGATACTGTAATGCTAGTAGTCGTTAGGTTAATTACCATACCAATAAAACCAAGAACCTGCAAAGTGTTAGATAAAAAGAAACCCCACCTTTTTGGGGCGGGGTCTCGGTGTTATGTTAAAACTTAAATTAGGGGGTAACGTCAGCAGTAAAGATAGTGCTCAAACCCGAGTACGAAGTTGCACTCAAAGGACGAGGTCCCATCTTTTCTTGTGCCATAAAGGTAACAGAATAAGTGCGAGGGTCACCCAAAGCAGTACCCCAAGATTCTGCACCCGTAGTAGCGTCAGCACCATACTCCTCACCTACCAACCAAAAGTTGTCGTTTCTATCCCATACCACAATTCTCCATCTGCCTTGTGCCAAAGTATTCAAGTCGGTGAATTCTTTGTAAGGAGTGGTTTGTGACGAAGGTTTGAAACTAACCATCAAGGTAGTGTCGTGGAAAGTAGTGCCGTTCTCACGTGAAGAAGTAACGGCATCTTCAAAACTTGAAGAACCTTTCAGTTCCCAAAAATATCCCGTTAGCAACGTAGTGCCATCAGATGCGGTCAATTTAGTAACCTCACCATTAGCACCCGTGGTCACAATATCTGACCAAGTGAACGGAATCAAGAAGATGCCCTGTATACCACCAAGGTATTCCTTACAAGGCTCTAACCGAGCGTCTATAGTATTACAAGCCATTTCTTTCTATTTTAAGGATTAGGATACGTTCAAGATAACTTGCTGAGTAGGATTGGTAGCAATCAAACCGCCAGTAAAGCGCATAATAATGCGGACGTTCTGAGAACCATCAATGTCTGCCATATCAATGAACTTAACTTCATTGAAGTCGCTCAGCAAACCTGTACCAAAGTGCAAGTCAGATTTCAGACCCAAAACGCAGTCGGAGTCATTCAAACCTGGGCACATTACTACGGGGATACCTTGGAAGTTCATTGGCTTCTCACCTACGTAGAATTGGAAGTTGTAGTTACCTGCAGACAAGGCGGCTTGGTAAGCCTTCATAGTCAAAGGACCTACATAGAATTGGTAACCCTCTTTGCCATACAAAGCGGCAGGAGAAGCATCCAACATTGACTGCAAGCGAGCAACTACGTTAGAACCGCTATTTGCGCCTGAGGCAGTTACGGCAATCGCACTATTGTCAGCCAAGTAACCAAACATACCATCTTGACCTGCAGTTACGGCAGAATCATACCACAAGTTAGATTTCCAAATACCCAACTCAACTTGCTGTGCTACTTGAGCGGCAGTTTGAGCCAAAACAAAATCTTGGAAGGTAGGAGGCATCTTGTCAAATGCAGAGAATCCCATTTGCATAGATTCCCAAGTGGTGTGGAGGTTCTTCTTACACAAAGTCAAGTTCACTTGCTTCTCAGTAGTAGTAAGAACATACTCAGTCAAGGTTACGCTTGAGTTGTCAGTAAAGTCGCAAGTAGCGGCATCAATAGATACTGAACTAGCGTAGTTACGGATAACTTCTTTGTACTTAACATTTGGGTGGAGAGTAATCAACTCCTTGGCGAGAGTATCGCCACTCAAAAGTGCAGCGGCAATGTACTTACCACTAAATTCACCTGCGTAGGTTGAAGTTACGGTAGGTCCGCTAAGGTTGGTTTTTATTAGATTGCTCATTGTATTAGTTTTAGAATAATTGGTTAAACACTCGGTCTTGGATGGTCTCCTCACGCTTAGACCCCAACTTGAAGATTTTCTCAACTTGGTTGGATGCCTCGGGGGAGAATTTGGTACGGGGGGCTTCTTCCTTGTTCAATCGGTCAAGGAGTTCAGCATTTTCTGACTGCAAAGCACTCAACTGAACTTTCAAGTCAGCAATTTCTTTCTCGTGCTGAGAGTAGTGGGTTTCTTTAGTCATACTTTCAATCGTTTTCTTGGGAGAAGAATTACCCATTTTCTCGGTTTCTTTTTCCATCATTGGCTTTTCCTCAGCCATAACGGGTTCACCTTCGGTTACTTCTTCTTCCATAGTAGCAACCTCAGCAATTACGCCATTGTTGTCTACTGAAATAACAGTCCCATCTTCTAAGGCATACTCGCCTTCGGGTGCGGGGATATTGCCATCGGGGGTAACAATAAAAACATTCTCACCAACTGCAAAGTTGTCACTCTCAAATACCGCTTGTCCATCAGCAGTATTCTTTTGAGCCAACTCAACTTCAATCATTGGTTCAGATTTTTTATCCATTCCCAAAAGGCTCATTACTTTTTGGAGGGTGGTTTCTGCACTCATACTAATATAACTTGGTTACTTGTGGTTGTTAGATTTTCGCATTAGACGCAAGATAATCGTCTGAGATGACCTTGCGTAGGGCATCAATGATTTGACTCGCGCTAATCGCGTCTTTTTGCGGTGTATCCGCAGATGCTTTGATTTCTGACTTGTCAGCAAAGAATCCTTCAATGGAAAATCCTTTAACTAGACCCGTCTTAACATACTCATCCCACACCTGCTTGTTCTCAACCTTCATAGATACATACCAAGTACCTACGGGGTCATTCATCCCATAGTGCTTTGACTTGTCACAATCCATATCTACCTTGACCCAAGACTCAACCAAGCAAAGTCCATTGACCTGCATTGCGTGTTCTAAGGTGGCTTTACTTTGGTTACCACGTTGTAAGTACAACTCACTAGCACGTTTTACGGTATCCTTAGAAAAATAGACGTAGAATTCCTCCCCGTCTTGGTTGCGATAAATGGGCTTACTAGGAATCAAGGCAGGACCCATAAGGATATGCTTGTCTGTATCTACTGTGGCAAACTTTACCTCGTGGTTTTTAAGGGCAATAAAGTTGCTTTCTATGGCAGGTGCAGATACAATACTGATAGCATCAATGCCACTAGCAAGTTGTTGCTCATCAAGTACTAATTCTACAATCTTCATATTAGAAATTGGCAATCGTCTTATTTGTGTAACTCGCTAATTCTTGCGAGATTCTGACTTGGGCTTCAGCGTCAGCCATAATGCTATTTACTACTGCGGGACTAGCACCTGCGGCTTGGGCTTGGTCGCCCAACTTAGCCATCTGAAAAGCATCTTTGCTAAGGGTATCTTGCAGTTTTGCAGCAATCTTCATCTTACTGCGGTACTCGCCAATCATTTGATTAATCTTGGCATCCATAGATTTCAGTTCAGCAAGGTATTTCTTACCCTCTGCGATTTCTTTAGTGCCTAGTTTAACTTGGAATCCATTTTTCTGTGCCATATCCAATAAAACTTACTAGCCTCCTAGTGTTGCATTTTGCCGAGTGCGTCTATCTAGGGCTTGTTGTGAACTCATATCCGTACCAACTACGTATGCCTTAGCAGGTTTGCCCATACTGCCTTCCATTGCAGCCATAAGTTGAGTTTGGTTATCTATTTGACCACCTACTAACCCAATAGAAGGGCCAAAAGACACCCCACCCATAGAACCCATATCACTAGATAAGTCAACTCCTACCTTACGGGCTTGTTCTCTAATTTTGGCTACGTTTGCCATACCTGCGGCAACTATACCTGCGGCGGCAATAGGACCAAAAATACCACCTTGCGCAAGTGCCTTAGATGCACCCGTATAGGTATCCGCAATGGCTTGGGCTAAACTGATTGCCATACCTGCCTTAGTATCCTCGCCTATTAAGCCTTTTAGTTGGTTACTAGCATCCATTGCAATTTGGTAGTTAGCCTCGGCTTTGGCTTGGGCATCTTCTAGGTCTTTTTTACGTTGTTCTTCCAATGCTTCAGCATCCGCCTTTTGTTGTTCTGCGGTTTTTTCGGCTTGTTCTTTCTTGTATGCCGCAGTATCTGCTTCTATTTGCGCAATCTCAATAGCATACTCCTGCTCGGCTTTTATCTTTTCATTGACCGCATCTTGGTAAAAAGCAGTACCCTCTTTGTGGGCGGCAATTTCCTCACTTAGCATTTCTTGTTGCAGTTCCCAGCGCATCTGAGCATACTGCTTTTGTATCTCAAACTTCTTTTCCTCTGTATCAGCCGATAGCAATGCCATCTCCATCTCGCCATTGAGCAATTCTATTTGCGTCTCCTTGGCTGACTTAGCAATTTCGGCACGTTCTTTATTGAGTGAGTTTAGATTAATTAACTGCTCAGATTGGAATCCTACAATTTTGGCATCTACGGCTGAGATTTCTTTCTTAAGGTCAAGGATTTCTAGTTCACGTTCAGTCGTTTTGCCTAGGATACGTTGCTGAGTTTGAAGAATAGCAATACGGGCGTTGATATTGTCTTTCTCCTCCTTGGATTGTTCCAAAAGTATCTCCCCTAGTTTTTCGTTAGCGGCAATCCTTTCTTCTATGGTAGCCTCCTCGTCATCTCGCAACTGCCTTTGAGTCTCAGCCATACGGTCATACTTCTCAATAATGCCTTGGTAAGCAATTTCTAGTTTGCGGATGTTGACCTCTGCCTTAGCAAGGTATTCTGAAGCATCAAAGGCTTTCTTAGTTTCCTCGGCTACGTCACTAATAAAGTCACTTGCTTTGCCGTAGACGTCTTCTACCCCTAATGCTACTTTGCCTAAGGCGTTAACTGCAATTTTACCTGCCTCCTCAAAGTTGCCTGAGAATAATTGTACAAAGGCATCCCCCAATGCAGGTAGCAATTCTAGTAATCCATTAAGGCGGTTTATAACTTGGTTATATAGCATATTACCAAGGTCTTTAATCCATTCTTGCGGTTCTTTGAACGCCTTGCCTAACCATTTAACTACGGGTTCTAACTTGTTGACTAGGGCATTGAGCAATCCTTGGAAGACAACTTGCCCTTGGTTCATTAGGTTCTGAACCTTTTGGTTCTCCATTAAGGCACTAGTAAAGGAATCAAAAATCTTCATTCCTGCGCCTAACCCAAATCCACCTGCAAAAATTGACTTTAACCCACTGCTTTGCTTTTCGGTTTTCTTTATTTCCTTGCCGACCTCCTTAACTGCATCCGCAGCATCATCCATCTCCTTGTCGGCTTGACCAAATGCAGTTTTTAGCGTCTTGGTCAACTCGCCTAATGTAGTAACCAAGCCATTAATTGCTTGGGTTGCTTTGTCTGCGTCTACGCCTACCTTAAACTTTATTTCTTCAGCCATCTCAAGA